TATAAGAGACAGGGCTCGACGCGGTCACGACGCCGTTCGGGTCACCGGTGCCGTCGGCGGTGGTGAGTTCCGAGTTGGCAATGCGGCCAAGGCGCTCGCCGAGCAGTTCGCCGAGCAGCGACTCCATGTTGAACACCGAGTCGCGGGCAAGCTCGAGCGAGAAGCGCACGAATTCGGTGTCGTAGCCGTAGGAGTCGAGCGACTTCTGCCCGAAGGTCACGTCCTTGCCGCCATCATCCGTCAGCGCAGTGCCCTCACCCGCCTTCTTCTCCGCCGTGACGGCAGTGTCATCGACGGTCGGGATCTTGATCGGGTGGCCGCTGGTCGTGCTGATGACGGTGCAGACGTCCTCGTCGTACATCGGACCCCACGCCTTCATCGACTTGATGATGACGTTGGCCAGTTCGGTCGGCACGGTATAGCCGCCGGCGGTGGCCGACGTGGTCTGGGCGCGGAACTCGCCATTCTTCAGTTTCACAGCGCCATCGCGGAGAACCTTGCGCTCCTCGCCCGACAGTTCGCCGAGGTCGGCGCCGCGGGCGAGGAAGTTGTAGAACACAGTGCGGTAGTCAAGGGCCTCGCCTTCGTCGGAGCCGCGAGTCGCGCCGGTCTCGCCGGTGCCAGGACGCTGGCGGGCACGCTCCTCCTCCGCGCGGGCCGCGATGCGGGCCTCGGCGTCGGCCAGGCGCTGCTCACGCTCGATGTTCTTCTCGATCTTGTCGAACTCCGCCATAATGGCGTCGTGACGAGCCTCGAGTTCACCGGCGCGCGCCTCGTCGGTGTTCTTCTTGATCTCGCCGAGGGCCTCACGGGCCTGGGTCATAAGCTGACCGCGCTTTTCCTGCATCTCTGCCAGGGTCATGGGTATCTCCAAAATGAGAAAGCCCGCGCTCTGGCGGGCTATTGATGGGGTGGCAGGACGGCCTGCCCTCCGGCTTTGCCGGGTGACTACGAAGCGCCCTGCGGGATGCCTCGAAACTTCATCTCCATCGCGGCGCGCTTGTGCGCCACGCGCCGGGCTGCTGCGGCGGCGTTGGCCGCACGCCGCTCGGCTTCACCACGGAGTTCGTCGAAGGAGCGCTTGGCCAGCGTCGTGTCTTCGTATGCCGGCATGGCCACAGCAGAGACCTCAAACAGCTCTGCGCCGAGAATGGTGCGCACCGGGACATCGCCCGACTCGTCCCACTCCTGCTTGGTCACGCGGAACCCGAACGACATGCCGCTGATGTCGCCGCGCTCAACCAGCACAAGCAGGTCGCGGCCGTCCGCGGTGTCGGGGACGTCGATCTCGGCGCGGAGCCCGGTAGCGTCTACCGACAGCCGCAAGGTGCCGGACTTGGTGCGCCCGATCACGCGGCCCCAGTCGTGGTCGACCAGCGCGCGAATGTCGGCGTCGAGGGCCGCGTCAAACGCGCCGGGAGCGACGCGTTCGATGAACCAATCGCCGATCTTCGCGTCCGAGTTGAATACCGCGGCATAGCCGACAAGCGTGCGCTTGCCGTCATCCTGCGCGCGGGCCTCTACGCCATTGCCGCCACTGCGGCGCTCCATGTCCGTCATGCGGCCTGGGCCTCTTCATCATCTGCATTGTTGTCAGGCGTCGGAGGCGTCGGATCCGGCTGCGTGCCAAGGACAATCGTTGCCCCCTGCACAAGCAGGTCGTTTGCCGCAGGATTCGGGTGATCCTCGCGGTTTTCCAGCGCGCGGGCCTCGTTTGGCGTCATTTGCGCCGTCTGGATGGCCTTTGCCAGGCCATCGATTCGGCTCTTGAAGTCGCCCCGCAACAGCCCATCCAGGTTGTGCTCGACATACCGGCCGGTGTTACCGCGGCCGAACAGCTTCAGGTTCGCCTCATCCTCGAATGCCTTGGCCCACTGGCCGATCAGGTGCTTAACGAGGTGCAAGTCCTGTTGCTCGGCATTCGAGAACGTCGCACGCTCAAGATCCTGCAGGAACACCGGCGGCAACTGCCACGCCCTGGCAATCTCGCTGATCTGGAACTGCCGGGCCTCTGTCATCTGCCCCTTGTCGGGGTCGAGACCCACCGGAACCAGGCTGTACCCGGGCGGGATAGGGAATATCGGCTCTTTCGCGTTCTTCGCCGCGTCGACTGCGTTCTTGATGTCCTGCTGCGTCCGCCGGATGGCCTCGGCATTCGTGGCCATCGGGCCGGTCAGGGCCAGCGGCGGGACACCCCCGCCGGCGAAGAAGCCGGACCCGTAGTCGTTCATCGCCAGCGAAAGCTGAATGGCCTTTGATGCCAACGCGATCGGCCCGTGGTGCTCGTAGCCGTTCGGCTTGAGCATGTACGGCACGTCGATGACATCCTCGGCGGGGTACTCCTTGCCGTCGGTGATGTATGTCGTCTTCAGGCCCTGCCGGCGGATCGTTGTCTTCGTCGGATCCATGGCCCAGAGCGCCTCAACGCCCTGCGGCGTGCGCTCAATCCACGCCATGCCGCGGCCACCGGTGAAGACCTGCTGCCAGAAGTGCTGCCGAAACTTGAAGCCGCCCTGCGTCGGGTTGGGCGCCTCATGCACTACAGTCTGAATCTTGCCGCTGGCCCTTTTCGGGCCGTCCTTGGTCGTGCGGTACGCATGCAGCGGCAGGGCGGCCATGGTGCGCGACAGGAACGCGACCGCCGCGTTCACGGCCGGGACCGTCAACGCATTGTCGACCGTCACTGCCGGCAGATTGGCGGCGTTGACACCGAAGAACGCCAGAAAGTTCTGGTGGCTCACCGGAACAGTCGGGCTCTCGATGTTTGCCTCGCGCCGCTCGGCGCGGCGAAAGGGCCACAGGTTCACTGCAAGAGCCTCGTGATACTGAAATTCGGGTCGTCCCATGGGGACGACGTGGCCGACGGTTCCTCAATGAACTCGCCGGCGGCGGCGCATGCCATGGCCAGGGAGACCATTCCATCGATGCGGCGCCGAGGATCCGACTTGTCGAGTTTGCGATTCCCGGCCGGATCGCGCTTCGTAACGGCTTGATGGGCACACATATTGAGGACAGGGTGGCCGCCATGGCGCATCCTGCCGTTCACGACGATACCCTCGAGTGTCCGTAGCGCCGGCGACATCGACACGAAGCCCTGCCCGAATGGCATGAACTTCGCCTCAATCTCCTCCTCGGTAAAACCCTCGCGGATCAGGCATGGCCTGAGCTGCTTGAAGTTGTGCCTGTCGAAGGCAATCTTCCTCACGTCGAGGTCGCTGCACACTTGGCGCAGATGCGCCGCAACGAAGTCGTACTCGATGCTCTTTGTGCCGCTCGGAGCCTCCAAAAGCCCCTGTTTAGCCCACAGATCATACGGGACGCGGTCAGCCTTCGACTTCTCAAACAAGCCTTCGCCGGGGAGCCAGAACTTAGACCGAACGTCCCAAACGCCAGATGGCGCCTGCGAGATGAGCACCAAGGCGGTGAGATCGAGGGTCTCCGATAGGTCGAGCCCGCCAAAGACGGGGCGCCCGCTCCAATCGTCGTCAGGCGGGCTATTGCACGCGTCCCACACCGCCCGCGCCATGAACGGGGCACTGGCCTCAATCCTCTGATTGAGGAACAGCCACCTAAAGCTATTCTCATCCGACGGCATGCGTGCCGCCCGGGCGGCGAAATCCGCCACGTCGGATATGGACCGGAAGACGCCCAAGGCAGGGTTCGCGGCGCGCCAGGCATTCTCGTCCATCAAGTCGCAGTCCGGCGGCGCAGTGTGCACACGGCTCACAATGCGAGGGTCCGCACCCGTTGCCGCGTCGTCGAGCCACCGGCTGAACAAGTCGTCGTCAGTAGATGCCTGCGTGGAGATCGCCAGAAGAATGGCCTTCCCCTCGTAGGCGCCCTGCGAGGTCTCAATCGCCTCCACGAAACTGTCGTGCGGGCCGCGTATCTGGCCAACCTCGTCCAAGATTGCCAGGATGGGCGAGCCGCCGTGGGCGCCCTTAGCATCCGCCGAGATCGCCTTGTACTCGACGTTCATCGGGAGGCCGATCAGCGTCTTTTGCGACGGGATCGGCTTGATGATCTTCGACAACGCTGGCGACATCATCGCCATTTTGGCCGCGTAGTTGTAGACCTCGGCGGCCTGATTGCGAGTCCTCGCGCCCGATACAATACGGCTATTCTGGTGCGCCTCGGGGCCAACCAAATGGGCGAGCAATAGACACGCAATAAGGCCGGTCTTCCCGTTCTTCCTCGCGATCGACAGGTACGCACGCGATGTGCCGGCCGGATTGTCGTAAACCGCCCGGATGAAGTCCTTCTGGAACTCCTGCAGCACCAGCGGCTTGCCAAGTAGACTGCCCTCGGGCACTAGGCAGTAGCGGTGTATGAATGCGATTACGCGGTCGCCCCGCGAGGGTTCGGCCATGACACGCTACCGAACCGGCTTGGCGAGCAAATCGTCCTCAAGTGGGTTGTCGGATTCGATTGCCCTTGCCGCATCGCGACGACCGGCGATGTCGCGCGCGTCACCCCCTTGCGCGCGCGCGTGGAGGGCCAGCGAGCGCCTGAAGCTCAAGATGGAGCCGGCGTGCATCTGCACCACCGACTTCCTCGGGTTGACTACTGGCGTCCCCTTCTCGGTATGAACCACCGACCCCTCCTCGCGGAGGGCGCGCTGCTCGCGCTCGAGGTCGCTCATCGTCCTGGCCAGCATCGCCGCCAATTCAAGCTGGTGCGCAGTCCAGTCTGACCTAGCGAACTCAGCGATCACAGACGCGAAAAACGGCTCGTCCTCCGGGGCGAGCGGCACGCTGGCCGGCGGTAGCACCGGGGTCGCGGCGCGAGCCATGACCCGAATCGCCTCTGCCGCGCTGTCGATTCTCGCCTTGCGGGGCTTGCGTGCCATATGGAAAATGTCTGTCTCTTATA